AGCTGACAATGAGTCATTGACGGCGCAATTTGTAGGAGTCAAATCCTATAGATTGCGCCGTTTTATTTTCTATCTGCTTTTCCGTGACAGGATGGGCAAAGAGTAATCAGGTTAGATAAAACATTTGCTTTTTTGTAATTATCATTTTCGCCTGGGATATAGCAGAAGTCGGAAAACGGTTTTTTATGATGAACATCCAAAGCTCGGTAGTGATCGGACTCTTTCAATCCACAATGCTGGCAAGTGTATTTGTCTCGCTTGCGTGCATCTCTGGATTGTCTATTCCAGTTCTCGCCGTAATAGGACTTCCATCCGCCTTTCCACATGACGGATTTCTCTCCGCTCATAATTTTGGAGTGTCCAATTCTTCGGCATTCGACAGAGCAAAAGTTTCTCTCTCTGATGTGCCAAGGCCATATGGGAAACTCTTTTTCGCACTGATAGCATTTCTTGGAAGTCTTTTTAATATTGGATTCAGTCCTGCACTTTATGGAACAAAAAAGCTTTCCCCCCTTGGTTTGACTCGGCGGCCTAACCATCTCTTTTTCACAGGCAAAGCACTTCACGGTAATGCTTTTCTTTTGGAATTTATCAAAACATTCTTTAGAGCAGAAAAAGTTTTTTGTTCTCTTGAATTCGCTAGGCTTTTTTTCTACCGTCGCCTTACATTGGGTGCATTTAACTTTTACTTTTGTTTTACTGTTTTCTTGTTGGCACGCTCTACTGCAAAACATTTTTTCAGAAATGCGGTCACGTCTCTTTTTGACCTCAACGCCACATTGGGCGCATTTCACAAATATTTTACTGTTTGCAACTGGCATAAAAAAACCTCCTGTTATCCGGTAGACTGGCACGTGTCTAGGGTGCAATCCCGCCAACAGAAGGCAGTACAAACATTATCACATTTCGTGCAATCAGTCAACGAATTAATCACCCTAGACAAGTCTTATTATAGCACGATTGTTCGTTTTTGTTAAGTAATGGGGGGCGTTATATGGAAGATTTTAATTCCGTTTTATGTTTCGGTGGCGAAGTAAAAGCGTTAGGTAGTGGGAAAGTCGGTGGGTACTTGGTTCGCTTCACCGATGAAAATCATCCCGATTTGGATGGCGACTTTTTCACGAAAGACACCGACTTTGACATTGAAGATAAGGAGCGGATAACGCTTTACTACAATCACGGCTTGGATTCTGTACTAAAAACAAGAAAGCTGGGTAACGGACTGGCGTGGGTAGATGAGTTTGGAGTATGGGCAGAAGCGCAAATGAATTTGCGTGACGATTACGAGAAGCACATCTACAGCATGACAGAATCCGGAAAAATGGGTTGGTCGAGTGGCACATTGCCGAACCTTGTTGTTCGTGAATCTGTAGGTAAGGCGAGCTGGGTAAAACATTGGCCTATCGGAAAGGATGCCAGCTTAACGCCGACACCAGCGGCGGGGCCGGAACTGACAAAGGCGATAACGCTAAAGCAGTGGCAATCCATGCAGGATAAATTATTGCAGGTATCGACAGACGCTAAGTCTGTAGACATACGGCCAGAAGGCGAGGAAGGCGAGGCGGGACAGCCAGAGGACGTGGCGCAAACGTCGGCTACCGCAACTGAATCGAACAATGGTAAATCAACTAGTGAAGTAGAACAAAGTAATGGAGCACATATCATGAACGAAGAGATTAAGACAGCCGCTCCTGATTTCTCGCCTATCCTCAGTAAACTTGGCGAAATCAGCGATGCATTCAAGGCACTTTCCAGCCGTGTTGAAGCGGTGGAAAAGCAGCCAGCCGCACAACCTGGCTTTCAGGTGGAAGCACCAGCCGTCAATCTAAAGACGAAGCGTGGCGATGATGAAACAAAGTCATTTGCCTACTGGCTGAAGACAGGCGACGATAGCGCAATCAAGAGCACCAAAGCCAGCAACAACACCGACATGAATATCGGTACGGCGGCTGATGGTGGTTACGCCGTCCCCACTGGTCATTACGCTGGCATCATTGGCAAGATGAACGAAACCGCACTCTACCAGAAGCTTGGTGTCATTCAGATTCCTGGCAGCGGTACAACCGTAAATGTTCCGATTGATGGCGGCGCAACTAACGTGTTTGTCAGCACAGCCGAAGCGGGTGCGTTTGATCGTGACGCTCCGGCACTCGGTCAGGTTGAAATGACCCTTGCAAAGTACACGAAGAAGGTTCAACTTTCGCTCGAACTTTTGCAGGACGAGGATAGCGCATTGATGGCATTCCTTAATAAGTATGTTGGCGATGCTATGGCGCTGACTCACAACAGCCTGTTAGTTACAGAGGCACTTGCTAATGGCACGGCTGGCTTGACGCTTGCCGGGGCAGCTGCAATCACAGCCGCAGAAATTCCAGCGTTGATGTACAAGCTTAAAGAGCAATACGACCCTGGCGCAGCTTGGTTGATGAATCGCACGGTTGAAGGTTATCTGCGTGGCTTCACTGGTAACAACTTCCAGTTTGTGCCAACGCCGCAGGGGTCAATCGGCGGCAGCACTCGTGAATTGTTCGGCAAGCCTATCCACAATAGCACCTACATGCCGTTGGCTACCACTGGCTTGAAGTCGCTTGTGTACGGCAACTTCTCTTCGATGGGTGTACGCATCTCGCCCGATGTAACTGTCTTGCGCGACCCGTACAGCAATGCGGCTAACGGACAAGTCAACCTGCACTACTACTTCCGAGTGGTTTACAAGGTTCTGCAAGCTGAAGGCATTCAGTACGCAACACAGGCGTAACCATGAAAGTTAAGGCAATCGCCAACGTGGTTGCTTCAGTGAATGGCGGTTCTCTTCGTCTGGTGGTTGGTCAAGAGTACGACATACCACCAGACGACGCAGACCACCTGATACGTGGCAAGTACGTGGAAAGCGCAGAGGTTATAGCGCCAGTAGAAGAGACACCGAAACGTAAAAAGGCAGCGTTGTAATGGCTTACTGTGGCGTAGACGAATTAAAAGAATATCTAGGCGTGACGGGCGCAACGGATGACGCAATGTTGTTGACATTGCTTGCCGCTGCACAGCGTACCATTGATAGCTATTGCGCACGCACATTCGAGGCAACATCCGACACGGTGCGTACATTCGATAGCCAACGTGATGTAGACGGTTACACGCTGACAGTAGATGCTGACTTGTGCGCCATTACATCGATTGTGAATGGTGACGGCACAACAATATCAAATTCGCACTACGCCACAGAGCCACGCAACGAAACGCCATATTACGCAATTCGGTTGAAGGCATCGGCGGGCAAAGTGTGGACTAGCACGGTAGCGGGTGACAGTGAGAATGCTATCACAGTGACAGGAAAATGGGCATACAGCACAAGCGCACCGAGTGACATTGCGCACGTATGCAAGAGGCTAGCAGCCTACATCTATCGACAGAAAGACAACGCAGGCGATTTGGACAGAGCGGTCATTGCAGGCAATAGCACGATTTTACCAGCGCAGATACCGAGCGATATTCGTTTGATGCTGACACCATACAAGAGGTTAAGCCGATGACGTACACATCGTTTGTTAATGCACTATCTGCGATCGCGGTGACAGGCGTAAAGCGGCAGTACACAGCACCACCGAGCCAGCTATCCAGCGCCGACTTGCCAGCCATGCATCCGCAGTTACCGGAGCATACGCAGGATGTTATCAGCATTTCGAGTAACACCGGATTGTTTACGGCGGCGTGTGAGTTGGCAATTGTCATCAAGGCAAATCAGCAAGGCACGGCAGCAGCTAACTTTGCCGAGTGCTTGACGATGTTGGACGCACTGAATAGCGCACTGATAGATAACACGTCAGCACTGAGTATCGATAGATGGTCAATGCGTCAAGACGGCGTTACCTATGGCGACACTGCTTACTGGACTATCGTAGCGAGAGTAGAGGCGAGTGAATAAATGGCAATTAAGGCAACACAGACACGCTTGGTGGTGGGTAGTAGCACCGAAGCGTGGGACTTTTCAGGCGTCTCGAACTCGCTAGATGTTTCATTGTCTGGTGAGAAAATCGAGAATACACGGTTTCAGGATACAGCGAAAACCTATACCACAGGCGACGCTAGCGGAACGATTGCGCAGAATGGGTACTTTGACGACACAAGTACAGGCAGCTTTGAGCAAGAGATAGCCGAAAGCATTGTTAACGGCGAAACGCTGTATGTCGGCGCTATCTTTGGCACGAATCAATCTGTACCAGTGGCGTACATTGCACCAGCCACAAACACAGAGTCAATGGCTATCAACTCGCCAGTCAGCGGACTAATTACCGCTAACGGCTCATGGTTTGACGGTACGGGCATCAAACGTGGCTTGCAAGTGTATCGAGGAACAATTAGCGCAACGGGTACAACCACGTATATCGATACGGGCGCTGTAGGTTCAGCTGGTGGATATGCGTGGATATGGATTACCGCAGTGACAGGCACAGCCACAAGCGCAACTATCCTGATTCAGTCGGACGACAATACAGGATTTTCGACGCCAGCGA